ATTACCTTTACGGCGATTTCCTCTGGTGCGACCAAAAACGCGAGTACGGTGACCTTCCCGGCCAACGGCGAGGCGGTCGCCTCAGTGACGATTACGCACATCGGCGTCTACGACTCGCTGACCACCGGCAACCTGCTGCTCTACTCCGACCTGACCACCAGTAAGACCTTGGCCCCGGGCGACGTGCTGTCCTTCGCCGCCAACGCCATCGTGTTCACCCTGAACTGATAAGCCGATGAACCTGGGTGTGCTGAACGGGTACGCGGTCAATACGTCCGCGTTAGCGGCCTGGGTCAAGGCGGCGACCTTAGCCGCCACCCTGGGGGCCAGCGCGACGGCGTCCGCGACCTATGTTTATCGGGTCGCCAGCACCCCGTTCAGCGCGGGGGCGTCCGCGACTACCGTTGGTGTACGCACGACCCTTGGCGATGCCGCGCCCAGCATGGGCGCAAGGGGTGTCGTCGCCGCTCACACGATATGGGCAGGTGTCAGCAGCGGTAGCGCAGGGTGTAGCGCCGTTGCGTTTAACTACCGCCTCATAGCCGCTACGGCCTACGCTACGGCGGGGGTGACGGGTGAGGCCCTGCCCAACGCCAAGTTAGGCGAAGCGGCAGGGACCCTGGACTGCGCCGGCGAAGCCAGTGCCAGAAAGGTCCAGTTCCTGGCGGCGACGCCATCGGCCAGCACCAGCGCGACGGCGCGTGCGCAGTTCGGCAGCCCCTGTCTGGGCAGCGCCACGATAGTTGGATTCGCGGAAGCGTCCCAGCAACTGTCTGGCGAGACGACTTGGGCGCATGATGGCTTTGTCCTGGCGGAAGCCGGTTGCGCGGCCACGGTTGCGGAAACGCACTGGCAGATCCTGACCGCTGGGACGGTGACCCCGAGCACGGAGGCCGTGGCCACGGCGACGGGTTACAAGACCCAGCACGCGGCGGCGACGTTGTCGGCAGGGCTGGCTGATGCCACGGTGGATTTTCGCAACATCGTTCACGGCGAGTCTGGCGGCAATACCGCAGGGGCGAGCGGGGCGGCGGCTGCGACCCGGGTGCACCAACCGACCGTTGCCGCGCTTGCTGGCGTCACTGGGGCGGGGGTTACCGCTAAGATCATTTGGCGGGGGTTAGCCAGCGCAGACGCTGGGGGCGCAGGGACCGCCATGGGAACGCAGGTTCGCTTTGGCAGGGCTACGGCCACGGCGGGGATGGACCTGGTATCCACCACCTTTGCCACTCAGCATTGGGTCGAGAGTACGCTAACGGCGGAGATCACCGGCACCGTTACACCCACCTGGTCGCGCTCGGCCACCGCGACGGCTACGCTGGACTGTACAGGCGAATCGACCGCTACCCTTCTACAATTGGCAACCGCCAGCGCCAGTCTGGACGCGAGCGGTGTCGCCGTTGGCGTTACCAACACCGAAGTCCCCGCCCCCGCCTGCCGTACCCTGGTGGTGCTGGATGACCGCCTCCTGCTCGTCCCGAGTGACGACCGAACCCTGATCGTGGGGTGTTGACATGCTGTTAGGTACCTTTGCCATGCAGCCAGCCGAGTCCCTGGACTACGACCTGGACTACACCGACTGGCTGACGACGGGCGACAACGTGAGTTCCGCCACCGTGACTATCACCCCAGCGGACGAACTGGCCGCGACTTTGGTCCAGATCAACGACCCTCGGGTTAAGGTCTGGCTGGAGGGCGGCACTGACGGTACCACCTACAAAGTCAGCGTCACCATGACCACGGCGGATGGCCGAGTCAAGCAAGACGAGTTCAAGATCCGGGTGAAGGAGATTTAACGTGGCGCAGATTTTCAAGAACAACACCACGGGCACCCTGGCGGTGCAACTCAACGCCGGGGCGACCACCTGTACCCTCTACACCGGGCATACCTTCATCGACCCTGGCAGCGACTGGTATCTGGCGACGCTGGTCGGTGTCACCGGGACCACAGAAACCAGTTGGGAGATCGTCAAGGTCACCAATGTCGCAACCAACACCCTGACGATTGAGCGGGCGCAGGAGAGTACATCGGACGCTACCTGGTCCGTCGGGACGCGCATCGAAGCTCGCCTGACGGCTGGGGCGACGGAGAGCAAGGCCAACTTGGGCGCGGCAGCGTACAAGGCCGTCGGTACCGGGTCGGGTGACGTTGCGGCGGGTAATCGGGGCGTGACCAATGGCGACTCGCACGACCACAACGGGGGCGATGGCGGGCAGATCGCCTATAGCAGTCTGTCGGGATTGCCTACCCTGGGAACGGCCGCCGCGGCAGCAACTACGGATTTCGCGGCAGCCTCGCATAACCAGGCGGAAACCACCATCACGTTTACCGACGTTTCGACCGGCAACGCCAGCACGACCGCGCATGGGTTTGCGCCCAAGGCGACCGCGCCCGCCAGTGGCTTGCGCTCAGTCCTTGCCATCGACAACGGCGAGACGGTACGATCCGACAAGGCGCTGTTTGATGCGACGAACCCCGCCGCACTTGGCACCGCCTCGCCTGGCACTGCCATGACGGCGGCCCGGCGCGATCATGTTCATGCCCTGCCGAATCTTGGCAAAATCCTACAAGTCGTGGCCGCGACTTCCACGACAGCAGTGACTGTAGCCTCCGGGACCTATACCGACATCGGGCTGTCGGTGACTATTACACCACGTGACACCAACAGCAAAATACTATTGCTGGCGTCCTTTGAAATAGATGTTTGGAATAATAGTGGCGGCCCTGTCGGCGCGGATACCAGACTGCTCCGCGGGGCATCGGAAGTCCAAGTAAAACTTTGGACACCGTGGATATCAATTAATGGTTTAATTGCGACAGTCTCTTATTCTGTACTCGATAGTCCAGCTACGGCAAGTGCTATCACGTATAAACTACAAGGGAAAGTTAGTTCTTATACTTCTGACATGTACGTAGTTTTTATGGATTCCGGTAGCTCTGGTTCGCTAATCGCCTTGGAGGTAGCAGAATGAGCAAAATGAATTTGACTCAACATGCGATTCGTAACCTTGCGCCTGATGCCACGTTTGTTATTCGCGGCGACGTGATCGAATGGCATAGCCCGGATCACCCTTCGCCAGCAGCCCTCGATGCTGAAATCGCCCGCCTCAGGGTTATTCTGCCGCGTGAACAACACATCAAACGCTTTGCCGATGAAGCCCAAGCCCGCTTGGATACCTTTGCGAAGTCGCGTGGCTATGACGGTATCCTTTCCGCCTGTACCTACGCCACCTCCCAGGTCCCCCGCTTCCAGGCCGAAGGCCAGCGTTGCGTGGATCTCCGCGACCAAACCTGGGCACGGCTGTATGAGATCCTGGCCGAAGTGGAGGCGGGCACTCGCCCGGTGCCGATGTCGCTGGCGGAGATTGCGGCGGATTTACCGGCGCTCACATGGGAGGGGGCATGAATAGCTTTTATCTGACTGTCGGCGCCGGCATTATCTTCACCGCCTTTACGGCTGGCGCTGCGGCGGCGTTGTTTGGCTTGCACTGGTGGCTACCGTGACCAAACGCGAGATTGTTGCGCTGCAACAAAGCCTCAACCAGAGTGGCTTTGCCTACCAGATTTTGGGCGAGGCGCTCAAGGAGGATGGCATCTATGGCCCGGCGACGGACCGGGTCCATCGCGCCTGGCTTGACCGCGACACCCGCATTCCTACCGTTACCCCGCCTCCGGCCAAACCGTGGTGGCAGTCCCGCGCCGTCCTGGGTCTGTTGGCGTCCTTGCTGGCCATGATCGCGGGCAGGATGGGTTGGGGTGTTGATGAGGGCCAGATCACCGATGTACTGCTTAAAGCGACTGAACTGGGTGGGCTGGTCGTGGCCGCCTGGGGCACCATCCGCCGGCAAGCGCCGATTGATTCGTCGCTGGTGGCTCGTGTCGGCACTCATGCTGTCAGGCTGCCAGTGCGGCCCGAGCGGCCGGGTAACCCCGACGATGACCCCCGGGGCGTCTTTCGGGATCGCTGAGGTTATGTTAGGCATTCGCTGCCAGGAGATCGTGAAATGAACTGGGTCAACGCTACCATCACCGTCCTGCAACTGCTTCCCTCTATCATCACGGGGCTGAAGGCCCTGGAGGAAGCGATCCCCGGTCACGGCAAGGGCGAGGCGAAGCTCGCCGCGCTGCGGGGTATCCTGGAGTCCGTCAGTACGCAGATCGACATTTTGTGGCCGGCCATCGAGAAGGTGGTCGGGGTGCTGGTGGGCGTATTCAACAAGACCGGCGTGTTCACGGCGTCTAAGTGAAGGCCCTGCTTTACCTGTGGTCTACCGTCCCTTCGACTGTGCTGGCGGCGGAAGCCGCGCTACACCTGAAAGAGGCGGATGGGATGGAGACGATCCTGTTACAGTGGGGCTTAGGCGCTATTGTCGGGCTAGTCGCGGTGAGGATGATGCTCGTGCTCTACAAAGATAAAGAAGCGGGGGTGCGCGAATACCACAACCAGCTTTTAGAGCTAACACGGGAACAGATCACGGCAATCCGGGATACCAAGATGGCGCTGGAGAAGGTCGAGGGTACGCTGGAAGAGCACAACCGGGAGTTTGCGCGCTTCCTCGAAGAGGTGCGGAGGCTGGTCCGATGACGCCGCGTAGTACCCGTTTGGCGGTGGTGATCCTGATCTTGATCAACGTCGGCTCCGCTTCGGCCCTGACCCATTTGCTATTCTTCGCGGGCAAAGGCGCCCGGTATACCGCCATGGATGGCGCACAGGAACGGCAGGAACGCATCACGTCAGACCTGGCCCTGGCTGCTCGCATCGACCTGCTGCACAACCTGCTGGAGGAGAGCTGCGGCAATGGACTTTGACCTCGCCCTGGCATTCGTGCTGGATCAAGAGGGGGGGTACTCCAAGCGCACGGATGATCCTGAGACCAATTACGGCATCACCATCCAGACGGCGCGGGCCTATGGTTATCGTGGCTCGATGCGGCGCATCCCCCTCGACATCGTGCGGCGGATCTACCGGCAGGGGTATTGGGAGCGGTGTCGCTGCGACGACCTGCCCGAGCATCCCCTACGCCTGGTAGTGTTCGACGCGGCGGTGACCAGCGGCCCGGGCCAGTCCATCAAATGGCTGCAACAAGCGGTGGGGGTGGAGCCGGATGGGGTCATCGGTGCCGAGACGCTGCGGGCGTTGTCCGTTTACAACGGGCGTACCTTACAGGACCTGACGCTGGCCCTGATCGAGCGGCGGCTGGCGTTTCTGCGCGGGCTTTCCAAGTGGCGCACCTTTGGCCGGGGGTGGTCTCGTCGGATCGCGGCGTTACGCGAGGTGGTGACGACATGAAGATTCGCATCAGTGAGTTCGGCGGCATCTCGCCCAAGACCAACCCGCGCTATCTAGGCGCGGGTGGGGCGCAGATCGCGCTCAACGTCGAAGCCTACGGCGAATCGCTCAAACCGTTGAAGGGGCTGGGGGCCTCGGTGCGCACCCTGGTCAAAACGGGCACCCTTCAGACACTCTACCGCTACGGCCAGGACTACAGCGGGGACGACAACTACTGGTTCCATTGGGCAGCGGATGTGGACGTGTGTCGCGGGCAGATTCCCAGCGACGCCTCGGAGTGGACCTTCTACACCGGAGACAGCTACCCTAAGGCGACCTACAACGCGCTGGCCCTGGCTGGCACCTCCGAGGCGTACCCCGTGACTTCCCGGCGCCTGGGCCTACCCGCGCCCACCACGGCGCTGACGGCGACCGTGACGGACTTGGCGCTGACCGCTGGCGCGGCCCGCCTGACCCTGACCAACGCCATGCTCGATCAATTGTCGAGCAGCTACCCAATCAAAGTGTCCACGTCGAGCAACGGGGGCAACAACTGGACGACGGCTACCGCCACGGTGGCGGGACCGACCGCCCCCAGTGTCACCCTGACGACGGCGTACCTGGCGGCGGTGTCGCCTGCCTACGGCGTCTATGTCTCGGTGGACGGCGGCCAGACGCGGACCTATTGCCCCATCGTCGGTGCTACCACGGCGACAGCGGCGGCGGTGACGCTGACCAGCACCCACGTCAGCACCCTAGGCTATTTGAGCCAGGTGATTATCTCGGTGGATGGCGGTGTTACCAACGTCGCCAGCACCGTCACCCAAAATGCAACGCCAACAGCGGCAGGGGTGGCGGCCTTCATCAACGGCTTCGCCAGTGGCGTAGTCACGGCGGCCGTCTCCGGGACGGGGGTGAGCATCACCACCAATACCACCGGCGCGGGCGCGCAACTGCGCGTGTCCTTCGGTACGGGAACCCTGACCACTCTGACGGCGACCGGGGCCAGTGGCGGCATCGCCAGTGCCGGTACGCTGGTGCTCAATTCGATCAACACTCACGCGGGGTCCTTGGTGACGGCGGCGGTGTCGGGTAGCGACATCACGGTGACCGCTAAAACCTCCGGCGCGGCGACGCGGCTGTGGGTGTCCTGGGGCGAGTCATCCGCCCAATCCCTGAGCGCGACGGGTACTTCGCCGCTCCCCGCGACCGTGGCGACGGCGATCAATAACCTGGCCAATGTCACCGCCCTGGTGGCGGGGGCCAATGTCGTGGTGGCGACGGACGCCGCTGGCAGCAACGTCGCGCTCAAAGTACAGTGGGGCAACGATACCTGGCAGACCCTGACGGCCAACGGGACCACCTCGGACCCGGGTGTACCGGAGACGCGGGTCTATACTTACACCTTCGTCAGCGAGGAGTCCGGGCTTACTACGGAGTCCGCGCCCTGGGCGTCCGCCGATATGTCTTCGGCCACGGTCAGCGTGCATACGGGCGATGCCGTGGTGCTGACGGGCTTCGGCACCCCGCCGACGGGCGAGGGCTGGTACTACACCAAGGTACGTATCTACCGCGCCACGGCGGGTACCTACCTCTATGTGGACGAAATCACGCTGCCGGCGGTGACCTACACCGACAGCAAGACCGCCGATGAGCTGGGCGAGGTGTGCCCGAGCCTGACCTGGTCGCCCCCGGTTTCTACCCTGACCGGCTTGATCAACCTGCCCAATGGCATGATGGCGGGTTTCTCCGGACGTGACGTGTACTTCTGCGATCCCTACCGGCCCTACACCTGGCCAGCGGCCTACCAGCAGACGGTGGACTACCCCGTGGTTGGGCTGGGGCGGACGGACACCACCCTGGTCGTGTTGACCAAGGGGGCGCCCTACTTCATGCAAGGCGGATCGCCGGCCTACATTACGGTGGTCAAGTCTGATCTGGAGCAGGCGTGCGTGAGCAAGCGGTCCATTGTGTCGATGGGCAACGCGGTGTTCTACGCCAGCCCCGACGGCCTGGTGATGCTCGCCGCCAGCGGGTCCAAGATCCTGACCGATGCCATCTTTGATCGGGCGGACTGGCAGGCGCTGGGACCGACCACCCTCCATGCGTATGGACACGACGGCAAGTACATCGCCTTCCACCAGGCCGTAACCATCGACGGGGTGAGCTATACCGGGTTTGTGATGGACTTCAAGTCCAATCAGTTCATCCGGCACAACATCAGCGGGATCACGGCGGGCTACACCGATCTGCGCAACGACAAGCTCTACCTGGTCAATAGCAGCAAGCAAGTGGTACCGTGGGGGGAAGGCAGCTATCTGACCGGGCGGTGGCGTTCCAAGGTGTTCACCCTGCCCCAGATTACCGGCTTCTCCTGTGCCCAGGTAGAAGCGGAGACCTACAGCGGCGTGGCGTGCGCGATCTACCGTGACGGCGTCAAACTGGCGACGGAGCTGACGGCGGACAGTGACCTGGTAGGGATGACCTCTGCCAGACGCATCGAGGGGCGCTATCCCTTCCGCCTGGCCCCGTTGCAGGGGCGCGACTGGGAGATTGACCTGACGGTGACGCAGGAGATTTTCCATGTCGCGGTGGCACAAGCCATGGCGGAGATCGCTACCGGCGACGAGGAAGCGTAATGGCGATCAAGGGTAACCTCCCGTCCGTCACCAGCGAGATCCCGCGCGACCTGCGCACTTGGACGGATCGGGTGCGGGAGTCCTTGGAGCAGGTGCAGACCGCCCAAGAGACTGCGACTACCACGGTAGTCAATTACTACGGCCCTGGCGCGGGGGGTGGCAGTCCGACCTGGCAGCCAGGCGATCCCCTCCCTTGTGGCTATCCGGTGAGCCCCCTGGCCCCGACGGGCCTGACGGTTGATCCGGGTTTCGGCTTCTTTCTGCTGACCTGGGACCAGCCGACGTACTGCGGGCACAGCTACACGGAAGTATGGGGGCTGCGCAACGATGACCTGGGCGCGGCGGTCCTGTTAGGGTCGTCCATCGGCACGACGTACAGCCACCTGGAGACTGAGCAAAACGCCTATTGGTGCTTCTGGCTGCGGCACGTCAACGTGCTGGGACAGGCGGGACCCTACAACCAGACCGAGGGGGTGTGTGCGCAGACGGCGCTGGACCCCGAGTATCTGCTGAGCCTGCTGCGGGGGCGTATCACAGAGAGCCAGCTTTACCGCACCCTGAGCGAGCGTCTTGACGGCATCGAGCCGATCCAGACCCAGCTTGCCACGACGCAGGATGACCTGGGGCGACTGTCCGCTCAGTACACGGTCAAGATCGACGCCGGTGGGCATATCGCTGGGTTCGGCCTGGCATCAACGGCGCAGACGGAAGGCCCCAACACCAGTCGTTTTATCGTGCGGGCGGACGAGTTCTCCGTCGCGGGCGCGACGACGGTCGCGGGCACCGCTCCAACCAGCCCTTACACCGGCCAAGCCTGGCTCAACACCACGGATAACAAGGTCTACTATTGGACTGGGTTGGCCTGGTCCACGGATGGGATCAACGCCTCCGTGCCCTTTGTCGTGCGCACCGCGCCCGTCGTCATCAATGGCGAGACCGTGCCCGCCGGGGTGTACCTACAGGATGCCTACATCGCCAACGGTACCATCACCACGGCCAAGATTGGCAATGCGGTGATCACGGATGCGAAGATTCTCAGTCTGACCGCCAGCAAGCTCACCTCCGGGTCCATGGCGGTGGATACCTACATTCAGTCCGGTAATTTCGTCACCGGGTCCACCGGGTGGAAGCTGTGGACCAACGCCAGTGGCGCGGGGTTCGCGGAGTTCAACGGTGGAACGGGGGGCGCGGCGGTGACGGTGCGCGGCACCATCTACGCGGACGCGGGGTGGTTCAAGGGGTCGATCCTGGGGGGCGCGGCCACCAGTTACGGGGCGGGGACGGGGTTTTTCGCGGGTCTGGATAGCGGGGTTTACAAGCTGCGCGTTGGTACGGCAGCAAACCAGCGCGTGACGTGGGATGGCACCAGCCTGTCCGTGCGCGGCACGATTCAAGCCGACGCGGGCTACTTCAAAGGCTGCATCCTGGGGGGCGACGCGACGGCCTACGCCACGGGCAACGGCTTTTACGCCGGCTTTGGCACGGCGTGCGCAACTGGTGGGACCTACTACTGGCGCGTCGGGACGCCGGCCAACCAGCGGGTGACCTGGGACGGTACTAACCTGGCGGTCTATAACGCCAGCAACCAGTTGATGATGCGCGTTGGCTCCGACGCGTTCTTCTCCGCCCGTGATAAAAACGGCGTGGAACGGGTGCGCATGGGGATACAAAACGGCAGCGATGCCGGACTCTCCATTTGGGATGGGTCGGGTAACCCAATTATGACGCCGGGCGGTACGGTTGATGGCTACTACGTTAAGCAACTGTCCATCGGAACATTGCAAATTGCCGATGTCGCGGTGACCAACGCGAAGATCGCTAATCTGGCGGTGACCAACGCGAAGATCGCTGACGCAGCGATTAACACGTTAAAGGTTGCTGGCGGGTCCGTCACCGCAATGAACTACGGCGAGACGATCAGCACCGTGGCGCTGAGTGACGGTGGCAGTGCCACGTTGGCCAGTTGTTCCATCACCATGCCGACGGGAAGCAGTGGCTTGACGGGGATTGCCCTGGTCGTGCTGGAACTATTGGATGGTAGCGGTATTGTATTTAACGCCTCGCGCACAGTAACCTTACTGAAAGACGGTGTCGCCACCTACGCGTCCTACAGCTTGTTTGGGGGAAGCGACGTGCTGGTGGTTTCCGGGTTCGACGCGGACCCCAGTGGGACGCACACTTACGCCGTCCGCGTGAGTGTGAGTGGGTTCCGTAACGTAAGTGGTGGTGTCGTCACTGGCGCCACAGTGAAAGTCTTGAAGAGCCACATCCTGATTACGGGCGGAAAACGATGAACCATGTGGTCTACTATGACGTGGTCGGTCGGATCACCCGCACTACGGGCCTGCCTGACGGCCAGTCCCCCGCGCCGGAACCTGGTGAGTCTCACCTGGTGTTTGATACGTACCAGGATACGACGCAGCAATACGTCTCCCACGGTCGCCTAGCACCCATCCCGCCCCAGCCGTCCAGTTCCCATGAGTGGGATTGGTCGCGTAAGGTGTGGGTCTACCGACCTGCTATCGCGGCGCGGCAGGCGAGGCGGCAACGTGACGCCCTGCTGGCGGCTTGTGACTGGACCCAGCTACCCGACGTGCCGACAGCGGCTAAGGCGGCCTGGGCAGCGTACCGGCAGGCACTGCGGGACGTGACGACGCAACCAGGTTTCCCTGAGGAAGTGGCATGGCCCCATCCACCGGCTTGAGCGAGCTGCTGTGGCGCAACGCGGGTAACCGTCTGACGCCAGAACTGATCGTTGGCATTCTGCATGGCACGTCAGCCGTGGAGCGCCTGGCGACAGGTGAACCTCCACAACCCCTCGACGGCCCCTGGGTAACAGCGCCCAACCTGCGTCCGTCCACGCAACGTCTGGTGGTCGATGACCACGCCCGTGTCGCCGCTTGGGTGGCGCAGCAGCAGGATTGCGACGTTCACGCTTGGGCGGGGTACGTCTGTATTGGGCTGGAGGTGGACGGGATGCTGGTCGCGGGCGTAGTGTTGGAGTCGTTTACCGGGCGCGGGGCCAATATCCACATCGCGGGCATTGGTAAATACTGGCTGAGCCGGAATTTGCTATACTCGACTTTTCATTACTGCTTCAATGTGTTGAAGCTAAAACGGTTGACCGGGCTGGTCGCGGCGTCCAATACGGCGGCGCTACGATTTGATCAGCACATTGGCTGCCAGGTTGAGGCGACCTTGGCCGATGGCGCCAAAGACGGCGACCTGATTGTTTTGCGGATGCGGCGGGAAGACTGCCGCTATCTTCCACCAGAGGAGTCCTGACATGGGCGGTAAAAGTACGGCGGGCAGCGATGTCGCCCAGAGCATGGGCGAGGGCATGTACAACTTCGGCAAGGGTGAGACCAAGCTCCTGCACGAGAAGAACAATGCCAACCTGAACACGTACCTGCCCATTGCGGATCACCTGAGCGGGCAGTTGCGCAGCAACGCCGATTACCTGACCAACTACGCGCAGAACGTGACCGGCCCCAACAGCGACATCAGTAAGATGGCGCAGGGGTTGACCGGCTACGCGGATCTCAGCGCGGGCGGCGGGATGGACATCTACCAGACCGGGTTGGGCCTGGGCAACCAGGTGTACAACCAGGGGCTGAATTTCGCCAACGGCGCCATGGGCGCCGCCAACAATTTCATTGGCAGCCTGGGTGGGATCGGCGGCAGTATTTCCGCTCCGGAGATTACCCTGGGCTCCGTGCAGAACGGCACGACTGAGGCGGGGAATAACGCCAAGGCGTACTTCGATGAGTGGAGCAACGTCTACGCCCCGGCTGCGCGGCAGATGATCGCGGATGCGCAGAGCTACAACACAGCGGCCCACCGGGAATACCTGGCCAGCCAGGCCGCCGCGCAGGCGGGGGCGCAGTTCCAGAACGCGATGGGACAGAACAACCGCGCTATGATGAGCATGGGTGTCCGCCCCGGTGCCGGTGCCTACGCCGCCATGCAGAATCAAGCCCTGTTGGCGAATGCCGCGCAACGGGCCGCCGCTGGCCAGAATGCCTCCTGGCAGGCCGAGCAGGAAGGGTGGAAACGGGTCAACGACGCGGTCAACAACCAGGCGGGGGCGCACCTGATGGGGGCGTCGAACGACGCCTTGGGGGTCGAGGCCAGTGTGACCAACGCCAATACGTCGGCGCAAGCGTCCGTCGCCAACGCCAACACGGCGGCCCAGGCCAGCCTGGCCAACGGTGCGCTTGATGCGCAGACGGCCCTGGCCAACGCCCGCATGGCGGCAGCGGCGAGCGCCTTCAACGCCGGCCTGGACGCGCAGTCGGCCAACTTTGGCACCGCGACGCAGGGGTTGATGCAGGGCTACAGCACGGGCAGCCAGGGGCTGTTGCGGGGGCTGGACCAGGCGCAGTCGGGCTATCGTGACGCGGGCGGGTTGTATGTCAACGCGGGGCAACTAGGCATCGACGCCACCCGTGCCGCCAACGACGCCGCGACCAACTCGCTGGGGCTGACGATGATGCCGCGTGAGCAGGCGTTCCAGAACTACCTAACCGCGATGCAGCCGGAGATGTGGGGGTTGACCAACTACTACAACGCCTTCATGGGCGGCAGGCAGATCGAGATGGGCAACAACGCCAATCAGGCGGGCCTAACGGGGTCGATCATTGGTGGGCTGGGCCAAATCGGCGGCTCCTTGTTGGGCAACACGGCTTTGTTTTCTGACCGGCGGCTGAAGCAAGACATTGAGCGGGTCGGGACTTACTACAACGGCCTGCCGCAGTATGAGTTTGCTTATAAGCATGATCCGACCCAGCGTTATCGCGGCGTCATGGCGGACGAGGCGGAAGCGTTCATGCCTGAGGCGGTGTTCACGGGGCTGGATGGCTACCAACGGGTAGACTACGCCAAGCTGGGCCTTGAGATGGAGACCGTCTAACCATGTACACCCTTAACCGTGCCCCCGGTATCGCCATCCCTGGCCTGGATCAGATCCAGCCTATCCGGCACGACTACAGCGGCATCGAGCGTGGGCTGGGTGCCTTTGGCGAGGGTCTGGCGGGCTACCTGAAAGAGAAGCAACTGCGGGACGCCCTGGAAGAGGCCAACAACCCCAAGATCGAGCAGCTTCAGCGCGAGCGGGCGGCGACGCAGGCGGAGTTGCAACGGGCGCAGGCGGAGACCGATCAGGTCCTGAAAAACGAGGCATACGACTTCGTCTACGACACGCCCAAACCCACCCCGGACATGATCACGCCGGAAAAGGAAGCCGAGGTCCAGTCCTACTTGGACTTCGCCAAGAATCAGGCGCCGGAGCAGAAGCAGCGGGGGCTGGAGCCCGCGACCTACGTTGATGCCCAAGCTCCGGTGCAGGAGCCCTATTACAAAGTTGGAAACATGGAGTTCTCCGCGCCGCCCGATCAGCAGGCGCTGGATGTCATCATAAACCAGGGCAAGGCCAAGGCGGTGGAGGCGCGGGACCCGCACCTGGCGATGCAGTACGAGCAGAAGGCGAAGCAGGCGCTGGCGCAGAAGCTGCAACAGACCTACCTGCAACTGGAGCGGACGGAGGACGTGCCGGGGGCGGTGCGGCTGTACCGCGATATTCCCGACGGGATGACCCCGGTGGAACGGCAGTTACCTGATGGCACCTGGGAGGTGTACTTGCACCCGGACGGGCGTCCGGATGAGGCGCGGCTATTTGCCCGTGGAACCGCTAAAGACGTATTCAGCGCCATTCGGCGCAGCGTCGATCCTGAATACTTTGATCGGGCGGCGGAGTTGCAGTACAACCGGGGTCGGCAGGAGCAGGCGGACCAACGGGCGGCGCAGCAAGAGGCGCGGTACGCGGACAATGCCCGGCGGCAGGAACTGGCGGGGCAGTTGCAGTACCTTCAGCAGCGGGCGGCGAGCGCGACCAACCAGGCGGACTTCGTCCGCTTCAGCGTGTTGGCGGAGCAGACGGCGGCGGAGCTTTATGGGATGGGGCAGGGCGGAATGAGCGGCCAGGGTGCGGCGGGATCGCCCGGAGCGCCTACGGCGGGCGCGGTACCGCCCCGGGCGATCTTCGATTACCTGGTGCGGGAGAAAGGACTGACGCCGACGCAGGCGGTGGGCGTGGTAACCAACATCGATGCGGAGTCTGGGTTTGATCCGACCGCGCTGCACGACCGGGATAACGGCGTGCCGACGGGGTATGGGCTGTTCGGTCACCGCCTGGACCGGCGCGATAAGCTGTTCACCCATGCGGGGAATACGAATCCGAGCTGGACGCAGCAGATTGACTATCTGTTGACCGAGCCGCAGATGCAGCAGTATCTGAGCCAGGATTACGGCACGGACGCGGGCGCGGCGGCGGCGGGCTTCACGCGATTGGTGGAGAAACCGAAAAACACGGAAGCGAAAGCGGCGGCGCGGGCCGGGATGGCGCGTAATTACGCGAGCTATCTGGCGGATGCGGTCCCGGGCGCCACTGCCGCGCGCGCCCCCTTGACGCAGGTGGCGCAGGCCAGCGTGGGCGCGCTGGGGACGGACTTCAACGCGGAATGGCAGGCGCGGCAGGGCGGCCGGGGGGCGGGGGTGGATAAGACGGTGCGGGATGCGGCGATCAAGTCCTACTTCAAGAACCTGGATAGCATCCAGGGTGGGCTTGACTCGCCGGACGTGCAGGCGCGCAAGATCGAGGACCTTAACGAGCGGTACGCGCCCTTGTTGGGCGGGGCCATTCCTGGGGTGGCGAGCGGCTTGACGGCGCAAGAGGCGGCGTTGTTTGGCGTACCGGCGGGGCCAACGGCGGGACGGGGCGGTGGCGCGGCGGCGTCAACAGGTCAGCCGGCCCCGGCGGCGGGCGGCAGTGCGCCCAAAGCGGGGTTGATGGATAGTCTGACGGCGCGGCGGGAGGCGGCGCGGACGGCGGGGCAACGAGCGGCGACGATGAAGCAGGAGGCGGCGACGCAGCAGGCAGCGTTTCAAGCGGCGGTGGCGGAGGCCCAGGCGGCGATGGCGGGCGATGTGAGCAAGACGGCGGGGGCCTTGCAACAGATGGATGCGATTTATCCGTCCCTGCCACCGGCGCAGCAGCAGCAATTGGAGCGATTGGCGCTGATTCTGTTGGCGCAACAACCGCCCGGCGCGGCGGTGGCGCCCGCGGCGGGCGGGGCGACGATCCCCTTCCCCTGGTGACGGTCGTTCGCCTGGCGCCACGATACCCGCTTCGGCGGGTTTTTTGCGTCCGGTCGATGCTAATCGCCAGCGCATCATGGGTAGGGTGACGTTTGGTTGCAGCAAGGTGATTCCTCATGGCGCGCAGTTGGCAAGACATCGAAGCCCTCCCCGAATTTCAGGCCCTGGACGAGCGTGAGCGCGAGCGGTTGCGCGCGAAGTATTTTCGCCATGTGGTCGCGCCCACGGTACCGCTGGAGGAGCTGGACGCGCGGCGGGCGGCGTTTGACGCGGAGACGGCGCCACCGGAACGCAATGCGTCGTTTTGGGGGGACATCCCGGATCTGATGCAGCGCGGCGCCTATAACGCGGTCGGCGGGGTGGCGGACTTTGTCGGGGCGGATACGCTGGCGCAATGGCTGTATCGTCAGGCGCAGACGCAGGAGCGGACCCTGACGCCGGCGACAGTGGCGGCGTTACAACAACCCCTGTTCAGCGAGGAGGGGGACTATTACCTGGGCGAGGGGTTCACCAATCCTCGTGCCTGGGCGGCGCATACCCTGGACGTGGCGGGCGGGATGGCGGTCCCGATCCCGGGCGGCGCTTTGGCGCGGGCGGCGCTGCGTCCGTTGCTGGGACTGGGCAAGGCCGCGACGGCCGCCAAAGGGGTGTTGCAGGCCGAGGGCATGGCGGAGCGGGCGGCGACGCGGCTGGCGCAGCGCCTGGCGCCGGATTGGCGCGATACGGCGGCGACGGTGGCGGGCTATGGCGGCATGGAGGGGCTGGTCAGCGCGGGCCTGGCGGAGAAGCAGACGCGCGAGGGGGTGCTGCAACTGCCGCAGGCGCAACGGGAGCAGACGCCGGCCTATTGGGAGGCGATGCAGCAGGCGGGGGGCGATCCCGTGGCGGCGCGGCAACGCCTGGCCGAGGACATGGGCAAGGAGGCTGGGTTCAAGACCTTGGGGCCGACCGTGGCCCTGGGCGCGCTGGCCGGGCGTTATTACGACAAACTGATTGGTGGCGGCGGGACCGGGTCCCGGGTGAAAAACGCCCTGCAAGGCGGTGCGACCGAGATGTTCCAGGAGGGTCCGCAGAGCGTGGCCGAGACCCTGGCGCAGAACACGACGCTGCAAGCGGTGGACCCGACGCGGGGGGCCTGGGACGAGGCGGTGCCCAACCTGTTGACCGGGGCGGTCCTGGGCGGGGTGACGGGCGGCGCGATTGCAGGGATGTTGCCCAAGGGGACGCTGGAGCGGGCGGCCACGGTGGGCGAGCAGGCGGCGGCGGCGGGCCTGGGGGCGCAGTCGCCACCGAGCGCGGAAGAATGGGCGGCGGCGGATTGGGCGCTGACCGCGGAGACCGATGCGGCCCTGGCGGAACGGGTGGCGGCGGCGGAAGCGGAAGCGGACGCCGGGGGGCTACCGCCCTGGGCGCCGACCCTGACGCGCTTGACCGGGGCGCCGCCGGCGGAGGAGCCGCGCGGGGTCGTCCCCGGGGGCATGGCCCCGGCGCCGGGGGATGCGCTGGGGGTGGCGCCCAGGGCGGCGGCGGTGCCGGCGGTGGAGCCGGTGCGGGGCGATCCCGCCGGGCCGCGGCCGGATGCCGACGTGTGGGCGGACGAGCCCGATCTGGTCGAGCAGGTGCCGATGCCGGATGGCGAGTGGCACATCATGCGGCGCACGTCGCGGGATGGGCAGTGGCATCTGTACACCTACATCGACGCCGACGGCGTGGAGCGGAATCAGGAGGTGTGGCGGGTGCCCCCTGCGGCAGCCCCGGGCGGGGCGGGCGGCCAAACCAGCGCGGACGAACCCCGCTTTCACCGCGGCGCGGGCGCCGCGCGGGGCATGAGCCCGGCGGCGGTGCGGGCGGCGGTGGCGCGGCAGATGGCGCCCTGGGCCAAGGCGCCCGCGGTGGTGGTGTTCGCTGGCTGGGAGGATCCGGCCATTCCGGCGCGGGTGCGGGACGCGTATGACAAGGCGGAGCGGCGGCGGAAAGCGAAGGACCCGCGGGCGAAGCCGATGCTGGTCAAGGGCTTTTGGTCGGGGGGCACGGTCTATGTCAACGCGGCGGCGATGACGAACCGGGCTGACCTGGAGCGGACGGTGCGGCATGAGGTCTTAGGTCATGCCGGGTTGCGGGCCGTGTTCGGGCCGGGGCTGGTGCCGATCCTGGACCGACTGATTCTGGCGCGGCGCGGCGAGGTGGTGGCCAAGGCAACGGCGCTGGAGCTGGATACCGCGCAACGGACGGAACTGCGCCAGGCGGCGGAGGAGGTCCTGGCGGACCTGGCGATGACCCGGCCGGAGCTTGGCTTCGTGCGCCAGGTGGTGGCCCTGATCAAGGCCAAGCTGCGGGAGTGGGGGCTGCTGGACGCGGCGCGGATGAGCGAGGAGGAGATACTGCGCGAGTGGGTGATCCCGGCGCGGAACTTTATCGAGCGCGGACGGCAGGCGGCGGCGGGGCGGGTGAAGCTGGCCCCGGCGTTCCAGCGAGAGGAAGGGCAGGCCCGCGATCAGGCCCGCGCGGTTGACGCTGACGAGGTGGGGGGGGTTAAAACCCCGCTTGCGGGAGAACAGGTAAGCGGATTGACCGTGCTGGCAGAGGTGCCTAATCAGGGTTCCATCAGCGCCAGTTTGAATGCGTATGACATTTTGCCTGGTATCCGCGAGATCGCGGTAGCGGAATTTCCCGGCGCGGCGGCGGAGCAGATGTTTTATGCCGCCGATGACCGCAAGCGGGTGCGGCAGTTGGCGGCGGCCATTAAAGCCTCGGGCGAGATCAAGCCGTTGATCGTCGTCTTTGACCAGGAGGGGCCGTATGTGCTGGAGGGCGGACATCGTCTGGCGGCACTGCATCAATTGGGGGTGCGCACCATCCCGGCTTTGGTGGTGGTGGATACCGAAGCGTTACCGGCGTTCAATCGGCAGGCGGACCCCGACATCCGCTTCCGCCTGACCGATCCGGCCGACGAGGGTGGTTCGCCACTGGGCGGCGGGCGGGCGTGGCTGAAGAGCGTGCGTCAGGCGGTCAAGGATGGCTTGGCGGGCAAGCTGGATTGGGCCTTGGCGGGGCTGACGCTGCGGCAGTTGGCCGATGTGGGCTCGTCGTGGGTGCCGCTGGTGAAGACCTACGACCAGCAACGGCTGCGCATGGAGACGCGGCGGAATGTGATGATGGAGGAGTCCGGTCGGCTGGGCGATGCGGCGGACGCCTGGGCGCGGCATCCGGCGCATCAGGAGGAGGCGCAACGGGTATGGGACCTGATGAATGCGTCCACCGATGCGCAGGCGGATCCGTCGGATTACCAGGTGCTGAAGGTGCCGTTGCGCTTAGGTCCGGGGGCGGAGATGGTGCGCAACTGGGAAGCGACGATGGCGAACGTCCAGGAGTTGCGGCGGCGGACGCGGGTGTGGAAGAAGTCGAAGCTGGCCCGGGAGCGGGAGTTGGCGGCCTACTACCAGCAGGCGGCGCGGCAGTTGTTCCTGGCGGTCAAGGCGGAGCGCAAGCGCCAGGCGGCGTTGCCGGCGTTGACGCGGCAGTGGGCGGCCTTGTCGAGCGGGCGACAGCATCTGCGGTCCGACGGACAACCCTTCGCCAGCGAGGCGGAGGCGCGGACGGCGTTGCAAACGCGGCGCTGGCCGCCGGGCGTGGTGGCGGTCGCGGAGGCGGTCCCCGGCGGCTGGGCGCTCCAGGAGTTGGGCGGGAAGGAGATTTTCACGCGCTTCCGCGACTTGTATGCCAAGCGCAGCACGGAGATGATGGAGGCGTTGATCAAGCGGCTGGATAGTCTGGAGTCGCTGAACGAAACGGACAAGCGGGCCTTGGCGGCGAAGATCCGCGCCGAGTTCGAGGCGCCCTTCGACGAGAAGGGTAACCCGCGCGTGGGACCCTACTTCCCCTTCCAACGCTGGGGGCGGTTCTTTGTCTATGCCCGGCGCTACGTGGACCCGGCGGTGCGGCAGTATGGCGGGGAGGACGGGGCGAGCTTCGCGTCCGCGCAGGCGGCGCGGGAGGCGTTGAAGGGCATGCCCGCGCTGGCGGGGGCAAATGTGCGTCCGGTGCGGACGGAGGATGGCGGCTGGGTGCTGGAGGACCGGGGCGAGGAGGGCTTCTGGCTGGCGGAGAGCATCGGCGAGCGGCGGGAACTGGTGCGGGGACTGGAGGCCGAGGGCTGGTCGATCCAGCATCAGGGCCTGACCGCGGAAGCGCAGCGAGTGCTCGAAGGGGTGTCGGAGGGCTTCATGGCGGAGGCCGTCGATAAGCTGCGCAAGCAAGGGGCCGGGGAGGAGGCCGATACCCTGTATCAGATGTACCTGCAAACCTTGCAGCAGATGTCGATCCGCAAGCACTTCCTGCACCGCAAGGGCACGCCGGGCTATACCCGCGATCAATTGCGCGCCTTCGGCTGGAACATGACGCGGCTGGCGCATCAGATCAGCAAGCTGGAGGGCTTGCCGGGCATGGAGGCAACCTTGCGGGCGATGAAGCAGGAGCTGAAGGAGCGGGTGCGGGAGAACCCCGGTCTGGATACGACGCGGGAGGATACCCTGCTGGAGGAAATCAAGCGGCGCCATGAGTGGATCGCCAATCCGACCAATGCCGCCTGGACCAACGCGGCGGCGGCGCTGGGCTTCGTCTTCTACCTGGGCGTGTCGCCGGCGGCGGCGCTGGTCAACCTGACGCAGTTGCCTATCGTGGCCCTGCCGGTCCTGGCGGGGCGGCTGCGCGGCTGGAATCAACTGGCCGGGCGCCCGGGCGGGGCGGAGGGCGGGACCTGGGGCGAGGCGGGGCGGGCGTTGTCCACTGCCTTCGCCGATGTGGCGCGCGGCTTTAAGCCGGGGGTGATCCGGGGGTTCGTCACCGGGCGGCCCTTGCCGAGCGAGGCGGCGAACCTGAGCGACGAGGAACGGGCTGCCTTCGCCACCTGGGACGAGACGGGGGCGCGTGACCGGACGCAGGCGCACAACCTGGCGGGCATCGGCGACGCGGATTCGTGGTTGAACGGGCCGACCTTCAACCGGGTGATGAGCGCGATTGCCAGCCTGTTTCACCTGGCGGAGGTGGTGAACCGCGACGCGACCCTGCTGGCCGGTTACCGGCTGGCGCGGTCGCGCGGGATGTCCCACGAGACGGCGGTCCACCTGGCGGAGGAGGCGACGTGGGAGGCGCATTACGATTACAGCAACGCGAACCGCGCCCGCTTCATGCAGGGGGACGTGGCGAAGGTGTTGTGGATGTTCAAGAACTTCGCCCAGCATACCTTCTACTTTTTGGGGCGGAACCTGTACCTGTGGGCCAAGGGGGAGGATGCGGCGACGCAACGGGAGGCGCGCACCAAGTTCGCGGGCATGGTGGGCATGACGGCCTTGTTCGCCGGGACGGCGGGTTTGCCTATCGGCGGGGCCTTCGTCATCGCTAACCTGGTGCAGGCGTTGTCCGGCGATGATGACGAGCCGTGGGACGCGGAGACGGAGTGGCGCGCCCTGCTGGCGCAAACCTTCCCCGGTGTGGTGGCGGACGTGATCGAGCGCGGGGCGGTGAATACCGCGACGGGCCTGGACTTTGCCAGCCGGGTGTCCATTGGCGATTTGCTGTGGCGATCCCCGGATCGGGACCTGGACGGGGCGGGGATGTTCCAGTATATCGTGGAGCAGATGCTGGGTCCCATCGGCGGGATCGCGGCGCGGCCGTTCAGCATGCTGGACGAGGTGCGCGAGGGCCATTGGTCGCGGGCGGCGGAGGCGGTGGTGCCGAAGTTCGCGCGCGATCTGATTCAGGCGGGGCGCTTTGGCGCCGAGGGGGTGCTGTCGCGGCGGGGCGATCCCATCATGGCGGAGGGCGAGCTGAGCAGTTGGGAGTTGTTCGCCAAGGGGATGGGCTTTACCCCGGACGATTTGCGGGTGCAGTACGACCAGAACGCGGCGGTGAAGCTGTACGAGGGGCGCATCGAGGAACGGCGGCGGACGCTGATCCTGGCGGCGGCGCTGGCGATGATGGCGGGCGATCCGGCGGGGCTGCGGGCGGCGCGGGAGCGGATCGCGGCGTTCAACCGGGCGGTGCCGGCCTATCCGATCAGCGCGGCGACGCTGCGGCGCAGCGTGCGGGCGCGGCAGATGATGAGCGCCCGGGCGCGCAATGGCATCATCGTCAATCCCCGGCTGGCCTATCTGCGCGCCGAGGTGGGCGGGGATGACGAGACGGAGGGGGATGAGGAGTAGGCAGGGCGGACCCTTGCGCGCGGGTGCTCGCAAGGGTCCGGGGTGCGGGGTGTCCAAAACGCGCGGCGGCGGGTGAGGAATATGGACATGGCTACCCGCGCGGGCGGTTAGTGCAGGGCGATGGGGGTGAGCCCCAAGGCTTCCTGGTACGGGGGCGGGATGTAATCGACGTGGCCGAGGATGGAGAAGGCGAAGGGGCGCGGCGGGAGTTGTCCGTCATGCTCCATGCGGTACCACAGTTCATGCAGGTGACTGAGGAACAGCTTGACCGTGGCGCGGCGGGCCATGAGGTCGAGGCGGCCCGGGGGGAGTTGGCCTTGGGCGTAGATGGCCCGTTGGGCATGGGTGGGTTTGGCGGCGAGGGTGCGGCTGGCGAGGTCGGCGCGTTCGCCGGCGAGATTGCGGGCGATTTCCTGGGCCTTGCGCTGGCGATAGAAGACGGCGTAGAAGGCGGATTGATCGTCTCCCAACTTGACGAACTGATCGCCGATCTTCCAGCACAGGGTCTTGAGGGGGCGGTTGAAAGGGATGCGGGCCAGGGCTTTGAGGGCGCTGGCCTGGGTGAGGGGCTTAACTTCGCCGGTGCGGTAGTCGGTGGTGGCGTCGCGGAGGACGGTGGCGGGATCGCGGCCGACGATGGCGGCGAGGGCGTACAGGCGTTCGGCGGTGGCGCCGCTGGCCTGGCGCCACAGGGTGGAGAGGTCGTCGGCTTTGAGCCAGCGTTGACTGGGGTCGAGGCCGGCGTAGCGGTGCCAGTGGCCGACGGTGGCGGGGACGGGGCGGGTGCCGAGATGGGCGGCGAGGCCGGCGGCGAGAATGGGGCCGATGCCGGGGACGGCGGCGAACCACGGCCACATGACATGACCGTGAATGTAGGTTTCCAGCCACAAGCGGGCGTTGTTTTCGATGGCTTCGATCTGCGGGATGAGGAAGTCGAGGGCGTCGTGACTGAGGCCGGGGTCGGCGCCCTGGTCGATGGCGCGGCGCTGGTTGGTGAGGGCCTTGCGATAGTCCTGGATGCCATAGTACAGGTCGATGAGCAGGCGGGCTTCGCTGGCGTTGCTGTGGCCGGCGATGCCGGCGCTGGGTAGGGTCTGGCTATCGTCGGCGCGCATGGCTTTGAGCATGTCGCGGCTGATTTTGACGATGGGGGTGAGGATGGGAGGCGGTTGGTCGAAGTTGCTGATCATGCGGGTCTCGTGAGTAGGGGCAGTGGGTAAAAGGGGTGGGTGGGGTGGAGTCGTCTCACGTCCGGTTCACGTGTCGGGGACGGATTTCATTCGGGGGGCGGTTCTCGTTAGCAGGGCGGATTTCATAGTTGCTACGGTTCTCGTTGTTGTGTCGGATTTCATGCGGGGTTCGGTTCTCGTCAGGCCAGCGGATTTCATAAGCCTTCCGGTTCTCGTACACCATGCGGATTTCATAGTTGCCACGGTTCTCGTTTGGACATCGGTTTTCATGGGATTTACGGTTCTCGTTTGGCGCACGGATTTCATAAACGCGGCGGTTCTCGTCCTTGGTGCGGATTTCGTGAGCCACCCGGTTCTCGTTGCCAGTACGGATTTCATACTTGCTACGGTTCTCGTTTTGGCGTCGGATTTCATCTTTGACGCGGTTCTCGTTGTCGAAACGGATTTCATTACTGAGACGGTTCTCGTCTGCGGGGCGGATTTCATTACTCGGGCGGTTCTCGTCTGGTCAACGGATTTCATATTGGAAGCGGTTCTCGTCCTTATTGCGGATTTCGTGAGCCACCCGGTTCTCGTTGCCAGTGCGGATTTCATAAATGGAACGGTTCTCGTCATGGGCGCGGATTTCATCACGCCTGTGGTTCTCGTTAGCCCCGCGGATTTCATATCGACAACGGTTCTCGTGATAATCACGGATTTCATGTCCGCGTCGGTTCTCGTGCAGGGCACGGATTGCATGCTCAGCGCGGTTCTCGTGTATTTTCCGGCTTGCCGCGCCAGGACGATACTCGCCGTGGCGCGGCGCTGTCCCCTAGCTGGGGTCGCCCCGGGGCGGAGCCAGTCCCGCGGGCTGGGTGCCGATGGACAGGACGATGTCTGTGTTCTTGGCCACGTCGGGGGCGCTGATGAGCAGTTTTTTATGTTGCAGGTTGAGCAAGGCGTAACTTCTGGCCTCGCGTAGATAGCCAAGGGCGATTTTGGCCTTTTTCTCCAGACTGATGTCGTCGGTGTCGGCCAGTTCTTCCACTTGGGTGATGCAAAAATCGACGATGCCGTTGATGTTGCGAGCGATGGTGGTCATGGGTGCTCCGATAGGTGGCGCTGGTTAAGCCAGCGGTGCAGGGTTTTCGGCGGCGCGGGCGCGTTCAAGGCACTTTTCCAGGTAGTGGATGGCCTTTTGTAGATCAAGCGTGCGCGGGGTGCCGGGTTTGCGGCGTAGGATGTACTTGATGGCGTTGCCTTCCCAGAAGTCGAGGTCCCAGGCTTCGATGATGTCCCAGGGCTGAATGCCGCGACCGTGGTAGTAACTGCCGCCGACCTGGCTGGCGTTGGCGGGCGGGAACTCGCCCAGGGCGTGGTCATCGTCAGGGTAGAACCGGGGGTTGGTCAGGTAGGAGTTAGGTGGCATGAGGTGGCCTCGCGGTGGGTGGGGTGCCGCCGGGCGGGTGCCGGCGGCGTGAACGGGCGCTGCGGTGGAAGGTAACGGGTTATTCATAAGGGCTCGCTGGGAAACAAGGGGGTATCGAGGGTCTGGGCTGGCTCGCCGTTTAGGCGTCGGTGTGCTTGTCGGGCTGGATCGCCGGGGTGCGCTGGACGGTAGGGCAATGTCGTCTGTTTGGGCTCGCTGGGGGTGAGGGTAGGTATCATCGGGTTGGGCTCGCTCGTCATTGAGGTGGGGCGTCATCGGATTTGGCTTGATAGAAGTTGGTGGGATGTCAGCGGGTTAGGCTCGCTGTGCAGTGATGCAGGGTCGGAGTCGTAGTTGAGGGCTCGCTGGTCATGCCGGTAACGTGGCGTCATCGCTTAGGGCTCGCTGGTCATGCCGGTAACGTGGCGTCATCGCTTAGGGCTCGCTGGTCATGGTGGCAAGGTGCTCGATTGCTGTGGCTCGCTGCAAAGTCTTGAAGGTCAGGATGCTGGGCTGAGCGGATCAAACGGGGACCCCGGCCGCGGCGGCGGCGGGGGGTATCTGCGGCGGGGGCAGGTAGTGGGCGTGGCCGAGGATGGCAATGGCGTAGGGGTGGGGCGGGGAGGTGCCGGTGGCCTGTTCCCACCAGCGATGTTGCAGGTGGGAAAGGAAGAGCTTGACCGCCCAGCGGCGGGCGCGCATGTCGATCTGGCCGGGGGGTAGCATGGGCTGTCCGGCGGCTGGGTCGGTGGCGGCGCAGGTGGCGGCGGTGGGGGCCTTGCCGGCGGCGAGGGCGGCGCGGGCCAGGGCGGGGTCGCAGGCGCCGCTATACCAAGCGTAGGCGTCGGTATCGGCGCGGAATTTCATCTTGGTCAGATAGGCGGCGGCGTCGGCGGCCATGGTGCCGGCGAGGTTGCGGTCCCATTCGTAGGCTTTGCGCTCGCGGTAGACGCGGCCGTAGTAGCCGTGGGGGCGGCCGGAGGTTTTCACGAAGCTATCGCCGATTTTCCAACATAACTTCTTCAGGTCGGCGTTCCAGGGGCGTTTTTGCCCGCGTTCCCAGGTCTGGGTGGGGTCCAGGCCGGCGTAGCGGTAGATGTGGCCGGCGGTGACGGCGCGGTGGATGTCGATGTGGGCGAGCAGGCCGGCGGCGAGGATGGGGCCGATGCCCACGGTCTGCTCAAAAAACCACGCCATGGGGTGGCTGGCGACGTAGATGGCGAGGATCTTTTCCAGGGACTTTTCCAGGGTGGCGAATTGGTCCTGGGTCCAGGCGAGGGCCTCGTGCGGTTCGGCGGGACGGTCGCTGGCGCTGGCGTCGCGGGCCAATGCCTTGAGCTGGTTGTTGGCGCGGATGCGCTGTTCCTGAAGGCGATAGTAGGTGTCCACCAGGTAGCGGGCCTCGGTGACGGTGATGCCGCCGCCGTTCTGGCGGATGGCGACGATGGCGTCGCGGCTGAGGCGATAGATGGTGGTGATGGGGTCGGCGGCGGTCACGGCGGCGAATGACATACGACGGTCCTCAGGCGGTGGCGTGGGTGGGCAAGGTGGGGGGCGCGGGCGGCTCCGCGGGGGCGGCGCTGGCCGGGGGAGACGCCGTGGGGGCGGGAAGGCGATCCGGCGGAGGCGGTGGCTCGAAGCGCAGGGACTGGATGGCGTCGGCGTCAAACACCGTCACCTGTTGGTAGCGCGCCAGTTCGGCGCGGCGGTCGCGCAGATCGCGGCTGAGGGCGCATTGGTTGCGTATGCCGAGGGTGAAGCTGCGCAGCTTCTCGTCGGCGGAAAGACCGTTGTCGTGGTACACCTGGGTCATGAGGTCGGCGTTGCGATCCATCATGTCGCCCAGGGTGCGGATGGGGGTCAGTTGGGTTACGGTCATGGGTTCACTGCACCGGATGGGTAGGTTGTTGTATTGGGTTCGCTGTGTTTACGAGGATGATCATCGGCTTGGGCTGCGTTGGTTGAGGCTGATGCCGTCTCGGGTTAGGACTCGCTCAGGCCCCGGGGTTGCTTACGGGGCAAGGAAGGTGGCTGATGGTGGCACGGGTTAGGACCGCTCTTGCAGGATGGGACTCTGGCTCAAGGGCTGGGTCATGCGGTCTGGCACTCGGCGTCTATGGCGATCATGAAAAAGGGTTCGCTGAGCCTTGTTGGGGATGTCGTTCAGGATGGCTGCGTTCATGGGTTGGTACTAGCGTCTCCGACTGGGACTCACTGCGGAATCCGGTTTCGATCAGGTCATGCGGTTGACCGGGCGGCCACGTCATGCGCTGGCGTGGCCGCCAGCTTTCGTGGTATTGACTTCAATCAGCCACGAGGAATCGCTGCTCTGTGCGGGGGTCTCGCGGAATCTGGCTGGCTCGCGGGTAAAGCGTCGATACATTCTATTGGCTTGCTTAAGGGGTCGGTTTCGGTCGAATGAGAGGGCTCTGGTTCGCCTCTGGGTAGTGGTAATGGTGTCTAGGTACTGGGCTTGCTCCTGGGGGGGATCGGTCTGGTGAAATGGCTTGCGCCTGGGTATGGTCAGTAACTCTCGGAGGCTGGCTGGCTCGCAGGTTACGCGTCGATGTCATGCCATGGCTCGCGTCTGGGGTAGGTTTCGATCCAATAATGTGGCTCGCTTGCCTGTCTTGGGTTACTCAAGTCTCTGGGCATTCTGGGTGTTGGCTCACTGTGGCAGAGGGACTCGGTCCCGGGTTAGGGTTACGGCTGCCGCTTAAAACGGGATGTCGTCGTCAAAGTCGGGCGGGCCGGCGCTGGCGGCGGGGGCGACATGAGGTAGGGGCGCGGTGGCGGGGGTGCCCGTGGGCGCGGCGGCGGCGGGGCGGTCGCCCAGGAGTTGCAGGTGTTCCACCAGGATCTCCGTGGTGTAGCGGTCGCTGCCGTCCTGGGCCTGCCATTTGCGCGTTTGCAGGCGGCCCTCGACGTAGAGCTGGCGGCCTTTGGTCAGGTATTTACTGGCGATTTCCGCCGTCTTGTCGAAGGCGACGCAGCGGTGCCATTCGGTTTTTTCCCGGGCTTCGCCGGTGTGTTTGTCTTTCCATTGCATGCTGGTGGCAATGCTGAGGGTGCAGACCATGCCGCCCGACTGGGTGTAGCGAAGGTCGGGATCTTGTCCGAGGCGGCCGATGATTTGGGCGCGGTTGAGACCTGCCATGGGTGGCTCCTGGGGTGAGTGGGTTGAGGGCTACAAGTAATCGCTCAGGCGGTCGGCGATCAGGCCGAGGACGCACAGCGCGAGGGCGATGGTGCCGGTCAAGCCGAGGGTGGCAAGTAAGGCGACGAGCAATGGCATGAGGGGCTCCGGGCTAGATGCCGGGGTGGGTGGCGTGTTCGTCGCCACGCGGGGCGTGCGCGAGGCGGAACGCGGGGGCGGGGTTGATGGGGCTGGGGCGCCAGGTGGGGCCATGGCCCGCGGCGGCGAGCTTCTGCCGGCGCAGGTCGCCAACGAGGGCGTACCAGTGGTGCAAGAGGTTTTCCAGCCGGTGGAGGCTGGGGGGGTCCAGGCGGCGCAGGGCGGCGCAGTCGAGGCTGACATCAAGATAATCCACTAAATCTTTGGGGGTTATTTGTTTGGGAGTCATGGGCGCGTCTCCGTGGGTAAAGCATGGAGATTTGGGCGCGGCCCTTGAACGCCGGCTTCCCCGAACCCGGGGTAGCGGCGGTGCAACTCCGTGTTGACCAGGTCAAGCCACCGCTCCAGCAAAATGCGGAGCTGGAACAGCTCGGCGCCGGTGGCGTCGAGAAGAGCGGGGACGGGGTTGTATTGCAAGTAGGCGTTGATGTCACGCAGGTCGCGGTCGCGGTAATCAAGCGGATTCTCGATGGTCATGGTTCCTCCGGGGTGGCGAAATGCCAGCCTCACTAGCAGGATAGTGCTAGTCGCGCGGCGCGTCAAGCAGGATTCCGCTAAGCACCGCGAAATTTTTTTGCGCCTGGGCCGGGCGGGTGGAGAGAGAGGGGCGGTCAGGAGCGGATGACCGCCAGGTGTCGCTTGCATCATTAGCAGTTTTCTGCTAGTTTTTGTGCCATGATCCAGATTCACACCTACATCCATCGGTTGCGCGCCAGACTGCTGGCGTGTCATGCCACTAATCAGCAACTGGTGGAGGCGGGTGGCGGGGCGTTCTCGCCCTCGTGGGTGTCCAAGTTCCGCGCGGGGCGCATGGCCAATCCCCGTTACGAGACCCTGCTGGCGCTGGATGATGCCTTGACGGCGCTGGCGCAGCGGGGCACCGACGCGAACGCGCGGGCGGCCTGAGGTCATGGGAACTCCTGCTCCCCGTGGAGTGTGGTGGTCCCGTCTTGTGGGTGCTACTCCCATAGAAAGTATAGCCCGTCGCCAGCATGACGCCCGGCGACGGGGACGTTCGACCGCGGGTCCCGACGGGTATCGGGCCAGTCTCCTCCGAGTCGCCCCACCCTGGGGCGTTGGGCCGCGTTACCGTGGGGTGGCGCGGCCTTTTTTTGCGAGGTCACGATGAACGGACAGGATTACGCGCCCGGCGTGACGCTGGGCGGCTGGACACTGCTGGGGCGCAGTTACCCCGGCGGGCGGGGTCCGGCGCGGCGCTATCGGCTGCGCTGCGGCGACTGCGCGGCGGAACGGGTGATAACCCATGGCGAGTTGACGAAGGCGTTACGGCGGCTGCGGCGGGGCCTGGCGGCTCCGGCGTGCCCGTGCGCGGCGGCGACGACCGGACGGCGGGCGCGGACGGAGACCTGGGGGCGGCGGCGGGAGACGTGCTATACCCCGGCGGCGGCGCGGTTGCCGGCGGGGACGATCAGCGCGGCGGCGGCATGGCCGGTGCCGGGACGGGTGCCATGTTAGCGGACGCGACGACGGTCCTGGGGACCTTCCTCGGGGTGGCGGCGGTGATCGGCGGGGCTATCGCCCTGCTGGCGGCGGTCCTGGTCTGGCTGTGCTGGCCGTGGCCGGGGCGGGCGGACGACGAATAAGACGGGCGGATGCGACGGTGGAGCAATTGCACATGCGACGGGTGGCGGGGTGAGCGCGGTGGCTAATGCTGCCGCCGGGCGGTCGGCCCTGGACCAGTTGCTGGATTATGGCCTGGAGGTGGAGCAACTGGATACGTCCGGGACCTTGCGCCGGATCAAGCATCGGGATGATCGGGCGGGTTCGTGCAATGGCTGGTATGTACTGCATGCCTTCACGACGCAGGACGGGCGGGAGCTGATCGCCGGGGCTTACGGCTGGTGGAAGGCGGGGGATGAGAGACACCGTATCCACTATGACGCCAAGGGTCTGGACCCGGTGGAACGACAGGCCATCGAGACACGGCGGCGGGACTTGGAGCGTCAGGCGCTCCGGGCGCGGGCCGAGTTGGCGGCGGAGACGGCGACTCGGGCCAGGGGAATTTGGGAGAAGTTGCCGACCGCGGGTCCTTCGGTCTATTTGGCGCGTAAAAAGATTCCAGGGTTGGGGGTGCGCTTCTCGCGCGGGACGGTGGTGGTGCCGGTGTGGGCGGGGCCGGAGGCTCTGGCGGGGCTCCAGTTCATCCAAGGCGATGGTACGAAGAAGTTTTTGACTGGGACGGCGAAGCGGGGGGCTTATTGCCTGCTCGGGCCGGACCCGGGGCCGGGCGAGTGGCTGGGGCTGGCGGAGGGCTACGCGACGGCGGTTTCTTGCCATCTGGCGGGATATCTGCCGGTGGCGTGCGCCTTTGATGCCGGTAACCTGGCCCCGGTGGCGAAGGCGCTGAAGGCGCGCTACCCCTGGGCACGCTTCGCGCTGTTCGCCGATGACGACTGGCAGACGGAGGGGAATCCGGGACTGGCGAAGGCGCAGGCGGCGGCGAAGCTGTGCCAGGGGCGGGTGCTGGTGCCGGAGTTCCCCGCGGGCGTGCCCCGGGGGACGGACTGGAACGATCTGCATGTGGCGGCGGGATTGTCGGTGGCGGGCGCGCAGATTCAGGAAGCGTTGTCGGCGCCGGAGGTGCCCTTGGGGGCGGAGGCGCCGCCGATGTTCCTGGGAGATATTCCGGTCGATAACGTGGTGGCGGGGCATTTCCCCAACAGCGATTGGGCGCAGATGCTGTTGCGCAATGATCGTCAGCAGTTGCAGAGCAAATCGTTCAACGTGCGGGCGATTCTGGAGCACGATCCGGCTTGGAAGGGGGTGATCGCCTGGTGCGAATTTTCCGCGCGGATCATCAAGCGACGGGTTCCGCCTTACGCGCGGGGCGAGACGGGCGAATGGACGGATGCCGACGACGCGGATCTGCGCTATTGGCTGGCGGGGCGTTACCGGATCGAGCCGAAGGGCCAGGATCTCGGGGACGCGGTGCTGGGCGCGGCGCGGGGGGCGGCGTTTCATCCGGTGCGGGAATATCTGGATGCCCTGGAGTGGGATGGGACGGAGCGGATCAGTCATTGGTTGCGGGATTTGCTGGGGGCGCATACGCCGGACGATGACGCGCGTCTGGATAACCGCATCAGACCGGAGGAGGCGGCGCGGCGGCGGGATCGGGGCGAGCGGTACCTGAGTCTGGTGGGGTCGATGTTTCTGATCCAGTCCGTGGCGCGGGTGCGTCAGCCGGGGTGTAAAGCGGATACGGTGCTGATTCTGGAAGGGGAACAGGGCCGGCGGAAAAGCACGGCGCTACGGACGCTGTACGGGGCGGCGTGGTTTTCGGATACGCCCATCGACATCGGATCGAAGGATGCCTATGAGGCGGTGCGGGGGCTGTGGTGCATCGAAATGGCAGAGCTGGATGCGCTGAACAAGGCGGATAGCACACGGGCGAAGGCGTTTTTTTCCAGTGCGAATGACCGCTATCGGCCGAGTTACGGCCGGCGGGCGCAGGCGTTTCCGCGTCAGTGCGTGATCGCGGGGACGACGAATCAGCACGAGTATCTGCGGGATACAACGGGGAATCGGCGCTACTGGCCGGTGCGCTGCGATCTGATCGACATCGAGGCGTTGGCGGGGGTGCGCGATCAGTTGTGGGCGGAGGCGGACTGGCGTTTCCGTCACGGGGAGCCCTGGTGGCCTTCGGAGGAGGACAAGGCGATCTTCGCCGAGCAACAGGAGTACCGAACGGAACTGGATGCCTGGGAGGCGCTGGTGCTGGCCTACCTGCATGAGCGGGTGGATAAGCTGGCGGGAAACATCCAGGAGGTGTTTATCACCCAAGACGAAATCATGAGCGAGGGGCTGCGCCTGGACCCGGCGAATATGCGCAAGCCGGAGCAGACCCGGGTGGGGATGCTGATGCAGAAGCTCCAATGGGAGCGGGCGCGGCGGACGGTGCATGGCAGCCGGATACGCGGTTATACGCCGCCGAGGGTGGCATGGGGGCAGAGCGACCCGGGGGCGGATGATGGGCCGGTCTTCTGAGTGCGCCATGAATCGCTGGGCCTGGCCAACCTTGGGCGATCTGGCCAACCTCAAAACAAGGTTGGCCAGCTATAAACGTATGATTCTGAAGGCGTTGGCCAACCTGGCCAACCTGGCCAACCTTTTTTCTCCCGCGTGTGCGCGGGTGCGCGCATACGCGCGCGCGCGCGTACATGAATGATAAAAATAAGTTGTCCAGGTTGGCCAGGTTGGCCAGTACCAGCAATACCAAGGGCTGTAGCTGGCCAACCTTACGAATAGTGGGTTGGACAGGACTTGAAGGTTGGCCACTGGGGCTGACGGGTGGCGGATGCCATGGCTGATGATCTGATGTGGTTACGGCAGGGTCCCTATTACTGGACCGGGCCAGGCGGGTGCCAGGTGGCGGCGTGTCGGCTGGGACCGGCGGCGCGGTGGCGGTTTTCGGCCTGGGGGGCGGAGGCGATGCCCGGGCTGACCGTCTGGCAGTGGCAGGACGCGATCAAGCCTCCGGTGCGCTATGCCATCGGGGAGGCGGTGGCGCGGCGGCGGCCGTGGCTGGGGGTGTATGACACGGCGGAAGCGGCGCGGGCGGCGTGTCTGGCGTGGCTGGCGGGGCGCGAGGCCGCGCCAGCGGGGCCAGGCGGTGTTGCGACCGCCGGGGAAGACCTGTCCCTGGGTGGGCAGGCGGAGGGGCTCCTGGGGGCGCCTGGCGCGCCGGGGGCGGATGCGCGGATAGGGGAGGGCTGACGATGGGGATGCGGGCGACATTGATCGAGCTGGATACGCTGGTGCCGGCGGGGGCGTGGTATGCCCCTTATCGGGGCCGGCGGCTGTGGTGCCAGGCGGCGCGGGAGCTGATGGGGCAGGAAGGGTGGTTGGTGCTGCCCGGACAGGGGGTGAGCGGCTGCGATGTGCATGAGTGTATCGCCCTGGAGCATGCCTGGCAGGTGCGCGAGGGCGAGGTGGAGCTGTCGCTGGTGGAGATCGCCAGTCCGGTGACGCAACCGGGGCTAGACGTTTGATGCAGGTGATTCCCCGTTTCGGCTCCCTCCGTTGGCATACGTGATGACAATCACCACCATTGGTAACACTACCCTGTATCTGGGCGATTGCCTGAATGTGCTGCGCACCATGCCGGATGCCAGCGTCCAGTGCTGCGTCACCAGCCCTCCCTACTTTGGCCTCCGTAATTATGGCCATGCCGATCAAATCGGCCTGGAGCGAACGCCGGATGATTACGTCGCCAAGCTGGTAGCGGTCTTCCGCGAGGTGCGGCGCGTGCTGCGGGAGGATGGGACGCTGTGGCTGAATCTGGGTGACAGCTACAACGCCGCAGGGCGAAACGGGCATGGTACGCGAACAGGCTACAAGCAAGGCACCAACCGGGCCAGCGCAACAAAAGCGGACAATTGCAGACCGAGTGTTGACCAGTTAAAGCCAAAGGACTTGATCGGCATTCCCTGGCGTGTCGCCTTCGCCTTGCAAGCGGATGGCTGGTATCTGCGGCAGGACATCATCTGGCATAAGCCCAATCCCATGCCGGAATCGGTACAGGATCGTTGTACCAAGGCGCATGAGTATTTGTTCCTGTTGAGTAAGGCGGAACAGTATTACTTTGATGGCAAATCAATTGCCGAGCCATCCGTCAAAGGAAGCGCAGGATCGTCGTTCACTGCTGGTAAAACGGCAATACATGGTCTTGGGAGATCTTCGGAAAAGGATCGCATCGACCGTGATACCCGCAACCGCCGCAGCGTCTGGTCTATCGCCACCCAGCCCTACTCCGGTGCCCATTTTGCCGTCATGCCGTCTACGTTGGTGGAGCCCTGCATCTTGGCGGGGTCTCAAGTGGGTGATAACTGCCTTGATCCGTTCTCGGGGTCAGGTACCGTCGCCGCGGTTGCTAACCGTCTGGGACGGAAAGCTGTCGGTATCGAGTTAAACCCCGAGTATCAATTGCTGGCGGTTGAGCGGGTTAGAAACGCACAACGCCAGCCAGATTTATTGTGGCAGTCAGTCGCATGAGCGACGTGCTGTCCGACACGGCGCAGGCGCTGATCGCGGCGGGTCTGGATGCGCACCAGGTGCGGGCGGTGATCCGGGCGCAGCGGGAGCGATGGGGCGGGGCGGCGGTCTATGTGCGGGCGATTGACCGCGAGGAGCGGGCGGGGGCGATCCGCCAGGCGGTGGCGCAGGGGGTGAGTCTGCGCGGCGCGGCGCGGGAGGCTGGGTGCAGCGACGATACGGTGCGGCGGGTGCTGGCCCGGGCGGGGGCGTGCTGGGCAGGGGGAGGATGAACCTAAAATAACGCGGCGGCTTATTTGAGGATACCGGCGGGAGCCGGTTTTTTTTGGCGTTTTTGTCCGTTCCGGCTTGACCTTTCTTGATAAACAGCTATACTAATAATCAAGGGGAGGGCAATGGGGCCTGAGCCTAACCGGAGATAGGCATGAACATCAAGACCGCAATCCGTCGGGCTGCAGAACTGTCCTACGATGAGGACGCTAATCAAATCGTAGGCAAGATCGACGGGAAGTGGGCTATAGCCCACACCGAGGACATGGGACTCATAGCGAGCATGGATGACAAAACGACATTTCGCGTCGAGTCCTGGGGCGCCAATGCGAGCGACTTCATGACCGCCATGGAGCGGATGGGAATCGAGGGAGATCAGGACTGGGACAACGAAAGCACGACCTTCGATGTTGACGGTGACATCATCACCGTCAGCGGGCCGACTGTTTTTTTTGAGGACCACCAGGAACCGGAGAAAATGCCATGAACCCCACCCACGGCGGCGCCCGGGAGGGCGCCGGGCGCAAGCCCGGGTGGCGCAAGCCCGGGGCCAAGCGGATCATCGTCAACGTAAAGCTCTCGGAGGCGGAGCGGGACCTGGTGCTTAGATTGGGCGAAGGAAATGCCAACGAGGGTATCCGTAAGGCGCTCAGACTAGCTGATGACACAGGCTAAAACCGCTACAAAGCAAAACCAGACCCCGCTTAGGCGGGGTTTTTTTGGCCAAAAAATAATGGAAGTGCCGCATTTTTACGTATTTTTGCGGCGGGGTGGGGCGGAAAATGGCAGGGTCGATCCCTGTATGACACTGTAGGACAGCGCCATGACCCCCGCTGATGAGACCGAACTTGCTGATCGTTTACCCCTCTCTGCCGCGGTGGCGGGCAATGACCGGGCCGTGGGCGTGGGCGGGACACGGCGTGGGGAGGAAGGCACGCAACTGGAGTTCGGCTATGCCGGGCATGTGCGGCTAACTAGGCAGCAGTACGCTTATGCCACGGTGCGCGGGCGGATGCCGGACAGTTTTTCGGACTGGCAGTGCAAACTGATCGCGGAGGGCTGGGACGAGGCGCGTATCAAGGCGGTGACGCGCAAGCAATCGCGGGAGCTGGCGACGATCACGGGGCGGTGGAATGCCATTCCCGCGGTGCAGGCGCAGATCGAGTACGAGCGGGCGATTGCCCTGGAGACGCGATTGGCGGAGCCGCTGCGGGCGTGGGAGGCGCAGATGCGCAAATACCTGGCCATGGCGGCGGGGGAACTGCCGCAGGTGCGGAGCGTGGACACGGGCAGCGTGCGCTGGCGCGAGGAGCCCGGGGTGGCGGGTCGGGTACCGGAGCGGGTGCTGACGGTGGAGGAGTACCAGGAGACGAATCTGACCGCCCTCGGCAAGGCCCTGGAAATGGCGGGGCGGGCGCTGGGGGTGTTCAAAGATCGAACGGAGCTGTCGGGACCCGATGGGGCGGCGGCGATTCAGGTGCTGTTCGTGCCTCCCGGGGGAGCGGCGGAGGCGGGACCCGGGCCGGCGGCGGGGCGGACGGAGGCAACGGGACAGGGAACGGCGCCGCGGCGCCCGGGGGAGCTGATCGACGCCAGCCTGTCACGGGGGGCGTGAGCGATGGCGCGACGGGGCAGGGCGGCGGCGATGGCGGCGGTGACGCGGGAACGGGTGTTGGCCGCGTTTCAGGCGTTGCCGGACGGGGTGGCGATTTCGACGCTTGGCCTGGCCTGGCTGATCGGCTGCGGCGAGGAGTACCGGGTGCGGGCGGCGGTGTCCTGGCTGACCCTGGGGGGCCTGGTGGAACTGGCGGGCGAGCATCGGCGGCGGGATCGGCGCGGGCGGGCCTATGCCTGCCGGCTGTATCGCTGGACGGGGCGGGCGCAGGTGCGGCCGGTGGCGCGGGATCCTGCCAGTCGGCGCGGGGCAGCGGAGCGCGAGGTGCAGTCCCTGGCGGCGGCGTGGCTGTCCAGGCGGTGGGCGTGAGGGGCTGATGGGCATCGACTGGGTGCGGGCGCCCTTCCCGGAAAAGATGGCGGGGTTATTCCAGTCCCATCGCTACAAGGTTATGCATGGCGGGCGCGGCTCGGGTAAGTCCTGGGCGGCGGCGCGGGCGCTGCTGATCACGGCGGCGCAAGCGCCGGAGGGGCTGCGGGTGCTGTGCGGGCGCGAGGTGCAACGATCCATCAAGGAGTCGGTGCATCAGTTGCTCAACGATCAGATCCAGGGGTTGGGGCTAGGGGGCTTTTACCGGGTGCTGGATACCGAGATCCGCGGCCGCAACGGGACGAAGTTTTCCTTCGCGGGCTTGGCCAGCCATACGACCGAGTCGGTGAAGTCCTACGAGGGCTATGACCGGGTGTGGGTGGAGGAGGGGCAGACGGTCTCCAAGCGGTCGTGGGACATCCTGACACCGACGATCCGCAAGGATGGCAGCGAAATCTGGATCACCATGAACCCGGACCTGATCACGGGGGAGACCTACGTGCGCTTCGTGGTGCAGCCGCCCCCAGGGTCCTGGGTGCAGCAAGTCAACTACCACGACAACCCGTGGTTTTCCGACGTGCTGGAGGCGGAGCGGGCGCATTGCGAGGCCACCCGGCCGCCGGCGGAGTATCGCAATATCTGGCTGGGGGAGCCGCTACGGACGGCAGAGGGGGCCTACTACGCAGAACAGATCCTCGGGTTGCGCGCGGCGGGGCGGGTGAAGGACGTGCCCTATCAGTCCGGCGTGCCGGTGAGCACGGCGTGGGACTTGGGGTACAACGACACGACCGCCATCTGGTTTTTCCAGTACGTGGCGGGCGAGACGCGGTTTTTGGCCGCCTACCAGAACGCGGGGGAAAGCCTGGAGCACTACGCGCACTATCTCCAGGCGCGGGGCTGGCTGTACGACCGGCATTACCTGCCGCATGACGCGGAGCACAAAAGCCTGCAAACCGGGCGCAGCACGGTGGAACTGCTGGAGGGGCTGTTGCCGGGCCATCGCTTTGAGATCGTGCCCCGGGTCGAGAACGTGTTGACGGGCATCGAGGAGACGCGGCTGAAGCTGGCCGGGCCGGTGTGGTTCGACCAGATCGGGTGCCACGAGGGGCTGACGGCGCTGGAACGGTATCGCAAGGAGTGGAATGAGAAGCTCCAGGCGTTCAAGCCGACGCCGTTGCATGATCAGTATTCCAACTACGCCGATGCGCTGCGGCAGTGGGCGCAGGGCTGGCGGCCTGGCGGCGGCGCGATGGGAAAGCCGCGGCGGGTTACGGGATGGCGGGGGGTATAAGCATGAGCGGGATATTAGCGGGTATCGTGCGGCGGGCCGGCCGTTCGGCGCCGCCGCGGGAGAACGTGATCTGGTCCAGCGAGGCGGAGGTCAGCGACCGTGCGGCGGACGATGCGGTGTGGGAGCGCAAACGGGCGGACCTGGTCGCGGCGGTGCGGCGCAGCGAGGCGGAGGTGGCGTGCTTGCGCGCGCGGTTGCAGGCGCACTGGTTGGCGAAACTGGATGCTAGTCGCCAGGGCATGATGGCGGCATCAAACGCTGGGCCAGCGGTCGCGGCGGGACGGCATGACGCGCAAGCGCCGGAGTAGGTATGGGCATAGTCATTGGCGGTGAGCGGGCATGGCGGCGGTTCCGGAAAGGGGATATCGCCGTCGCGCTGCATTGGATCAACGGGGAGCCGGCGATGGTGCTGTTCCCAGCCCATCTGACGGAGAGTCGGGTGCGGCAGGTGACGCCCTTCGTCCTTCCCTTGGCGGTGGCGCACGAGTATGTGACGGCCGATGGGCATCCACGCCTGCTGCGGGCCTTGCAGGGGGCGACGGAGGCGGCGCTGTGCCTGGGCATGACCCCGGAGCTGAGCGTGGTGCATCGCATCATCGACGCCATCGTGGAGGCGGTACCGGACCTGGTGGCGATGCCGCCGGAGCCGGTGACGTGGCGGGCGGCGGCGGGCGGGGCGCCCGTGGGCGAGCTGACGATCCAGGTGGCGGGTGAGCGGGTGCATGAGGTGGAGGTGACGGACCCGCTGGCGACGGCGCCGTGGGAGCCGAGCACGCGCACACGCGACCCGGTGCAGGGGTCGGGCTGGGAGCGGCCGGTGGCGCCGGGTACGGAGGAACGGCCATGATCCGCGATGATGGCATCAGCACCAGTGTCGGCAGTTCGCCGTTCGATGATCCGACCCGGCAGGGGGGCGTTGCGCCTACGCCACCGCCGGCGCGCCCGCGCAAGAGCCCGTTGGACAGTCCGGCCAATCGCCAGCGCCTGTCCCGGCTGCGGGATTGGTTCGAGCAGGAGACGCAACGCCAGGCGGCCAACCGCTACCAAATGGCCCTGGACGTGGATTATTACGACTCGCTGCAATGGAGCGAGGAGGAGGCGCAGGTACTGCTGGAGCGGGGCCAGGCGCCCGTGGTCTACAACGAGATCGCGCCGACCATCAACTGGATGCTGGGGACCGAGCGCAGGACACGGATCGACTACAAGGTGTTGCCGCGACGCAAGGAAGAGGGCGGCATGGCGGAGATCAAGACCAAGCTCCTCAAGTACCTGTCGGACGTGAACGGGGAGCCGTTGGCGCGCAGCCGGGCCTTTGCCAGCGCGGTGAAGGCGGGGCTGGGCTGGATCGAGGTCGGGGTGCGGGGGGATGAGTCGGACGAGCCGATCTTTTATCGGGCGGAGGACTGGCGGTACGTGCTGTATGACTCCAACAGCGTCGAGCCGGACCTGTCCGACGCGCGCTACCTGTTTCGCACCAAGTGGGTGGACGCCGACGTGGCGGAGGCCCTGTTCCCGCAGCGCGTGGGGGTGGTGCGGCAGTCCATCGTGGATTCGTCCAGCCTGGAGGAGGATGACGCGGATGATCCCTGGTATCTGGGTACGCGCGTCACAGAGCCCGGGGCGGACTATCAAAACGTGGGCAAGTATCGGCCCTACGATACCGGCGCCTTGGGCGAGGTGAAGCGGGATCGGGTCAAACTGATCGAGGCGTGGTACCGCGAGCCGGGGCGGCGGGAGACCTTTCGCTCCGGCCCGTTGGCGGGGGAAACGCTGGACCCGACCAATCCGGCGCATCAGTGGGCGGTGGAGCAGGGGGCCTCGGTCTATGACGGGCTGGTGATGGAGATCCGGGTGGCGATCTATTGCGCGGGCGGGTTGCTATACGAGGGTCCCAGCCCCTATCGCCATGGGCGTTTCCCCTTCGTGCCGGTGTGGGCCTATCGGCGGCAACGCGACAATGCGCCCTATTCCCCGGTGCGGGTGATGCGGGATAGTCAGGACAGCTTGAACAAGCGCGGCTCCAAGGCGCTATGGATTCTGTCGGCCAACCGGGTGATCGCGGAGGAGGGCGCGGTGGACGATTGGGAGATGCTGCGCGAGGAGGTGGCGCGGCCGGATGCCATGATTATCAAGGCGCGGGGCAAGGAATTGGTGATCGACCGGGACGTACAACTGGCCGATCAGCATTTGCGCTTGATGGACCGGGACGCCATCGCGATCCGCAATGGCGGCGGGGTGACGGCGGAGAACCTGGGGCGGGAGACCAACGCCAGCAGCGGCAAGGCGATCATTGCCCGGCAAGATCAGGGGACGGTGGTCACGTCGGAGCTGTACGACAACCTCCGCTGGGCGGCGCAGTGGGCGGGTGAAATCGAACTGGCCCTGGTCGAGCAGTTTTACACCGCCGAAAAGGTGGTGCGCCTGGTGGGCAATCGGGGTACGGCTACCTTCGTCGAGGTCAATGTGCCGGACCCGCTGACGGGCCGGGTGGTCAATGACGTGACGGCGTCGAAGGCGGACTTTGTCGTGGCGCAGCAGGATTACCGCGATTCGCTGCGGCTGGCGATGTTCGAGTCGCTGTTTGAGATCGTGGGACGCCTGGCGCAGATGAGCCCGGACGTGGCGCTGGGGATGCTAGACCTGGTGATAGAGATGGCGGACGTTCCCGGGCGCGATGAACTGGTGGCGCGCATCCGGCAGATCAATGGGCAACGTGACCCGGATAGCGAGCCGACCCCGGAGGAGCAGCAGGCGGCGATGCAGCAGGCGGCGATGCAGCAGGCGCAGCAACGTCTGGCCATGGCGCAGATGGAGGCGGCGGTGGCCAAGTTGCAGGCCGAGGTGGACAAGCTGCGGGCGGACCAGGAAAAGGCGCAGGCGGAAAGCATCAACAAGCGGCTGGAGGCGATGTACTCGGCCTTGCAGTCGGCCCAAATCGTGGCGCAGGCCCCGGGCGCGGCGGTGATGGCCGACGAGATCATGCAGGGGGCCGGCTTTGATGATCCGGTGTTGCAACGCGAGCGAGCGATGATCCAGCAGGCGGCGCTGCAACAACGGGCGGCCCTGGCGCAGGCGGCGCAGCAACAGGCCCTGCAACAGCAAGCCCTGCAACAACAAGCGGCGCAAGAACAGGCGGCCGTGGCGCAGGCGCTGGCGGCGCAAGAACAGGCGGCCGTGGCGCAGGCGCTGGCGGCGCAGGAACAGGCGGCGGCGGGCGGCGGACCGCCCATGGGCATAAGCACTCAGCCGGGTTCAGACGGCGGCGTGCCGACGGCGCCGGTGCCGGCTGACCCTTCACCGACCGAAGGGGCGCGGCGCGGGATCGAGACGATGCGTAACGATGGGCTGCGGTAAGCAGCGGATGACCAACATGATGATCAGAGAGGCAAGACGATGAAGAAGGTCACAATGCCGGGGGCCAGGCCCTCGGGTGGCATGGGGGCGATGGGACAACGGCGGCCTAGAGCGGCGGCGATGATCGGGCGAATGGCGCGGGAGGGGATGCCCGCCCCGGTGGCTGGTGTCGGTGGAGCGCCGCCCGGGCTGGGTGGGCCTAATCCCCTACCACGGGGCGGACGACCGGCGGCCATGCCCGGCGGAAAAGTGCCTTTTGGGTTAGGTGCTCCGGCGGTGCGCCCGGCATTGGGCGCGCGCGCCAAGCCAGGCCAGGGGGAGGCGCCCCCGGTGAATATGCGGACCATGCAATCCGTGGCCGGCCCAGGCCCGGGGGCGGCACAGCCGCAGGTGCGTCAGCGCGTAAAAGGCGGGCGGGGGATCTAGGTCGCGGTGGCTGTGGTAACCCCGGGCAACCGGGGTGACCAGGGGGGGTGATGGGCATGATCGACGTGATTGAACTGAAACCGGCGGGTAAGACGATGCTGAGTAAAGAAGAGAAGTCGTGGCGGGCGGAAAGCGACCTGGAGGTGCTGATGCAGGCGAAGAAGATCGAGGCCGATAAGGCGCGCTATCAGGCGGCGCTGGCCAAGGGCAAGGAGCGGATGGAAAAGCTGAAAAAGATTGTCAGCGATGATGACGATGATGACGACGGGGGTAAGACGCGATGAGTGGTATCCGGGACGAGGAATTGCAGGGGCTGTCCGACGAGGAACGCGAGGCGCTGGCGGAGGACGATGGCGCGGAGGCGCGCGAACTGTTGACCGCCTTGCTGGAGGATGACGCCGAGGAGGAGGAAACCGCGGCGGGGGCCGATGGGCAGGCACTGGCGGGCGAGTCCGCGCCGCCACCGGCGGCGGTAACCGGGGATGACAGGGCGGCGGGTCAGCCGGCGGAGGACGCGACGGTGGCGCCCAACATCGCCGGACCAAATGAGTTTCATGCCCTGTATCACGCGCCGGAGGTCAAGGACTATACCGAGCGGATGGCGCGGGTGGCGGAGTTCAAGCGCGGCCTGTTGAAGAGCTATGAGGCCGGCGATTTGGATTTGGAGCAGTACGAGGCTAAGCGGGAAGAAGCGGAGGCGGTGATACGCGATCTGTCCATGGCCAAGCTGAAGCACGAATTGGCCGTGGAGCAAAAGGCGCAGTTTTTCGCCCAACGCTGGCAGTGGGAGCAAGAACGCTTCTATGCCCAGGCGGCGAACAAGGCGTATCGGGAGGACCCGGTGATTGGTCCAGCCTTCGCGGCGGCGGTACAGGTGTTGGCGGCGGACGCCAACAACAACGCGCGGCCGATGAGCTGGTTCCTGGAAGAGGCGGATCGGATGACGCGGGCGCGCTTTCGCGTGCCGGGCGAGGGGGCGGGCGCGCCGTCGCCGGCAGCCCGTCAGACCGCGAGCGGGGCCAAGCGTCCGCCGGGGCCGGGACGGGAGCGGGTGCCGCCCACTCTGGCCGGGGTGCCAGCGGCGACGATCCCGGAGACCGGGGGCGACGAGTTCAGCCGGCTGGATCGGCTGGAGGGCATGGACCTGGAGGCGGCCTTGGCGCGACTCAGTCCGGCCGAGGCGGATCGCTATCTGATGGCGCGGGCGGCGTGAGCCGAGACGGCACGGTATCAAGGGGGCAACGGTGCCAAGTTACCATGATTTGAAGGTGGGCGAGACGCTGCGCCTGGCGGGGCAGGGCCAGGTGCAGGTCACCTTGCTGGCGAAGTCGGGGCGACGGGCGCGGCTGGCCATCGAGGCGGACGCGGGAGTGGAGATCCGGCCCGATCCGGACGCGGACGCGCCGGGGGTGGCGGGGGCGGCGCTGGGGCGGGAGACGGTGGCGGCGGTACAGGCACCATATGGGCCTGATCCCCGACGGTATGTCGGGGTCGGGCGCACGGCCAAGGGGATCAGCGGGTGCGGCTGAACGCGGGTGATTACGGGGTGTTGGCGGTGCAAGCAGCCGTCCAAGGCAAAAAAAGCTGACCCGCGCTGGACGGGAAAAATGAAATGCTAATCGCGGGCGTATCCTCCTGAGCACACAGTCAGGATAGCGCGCAGGAGTGCGCTCCTGGAAGTCGTTTTACTTCCATCGGAGCGTGCCTCATGGCCAAAACCATCGTCGGCGTCGGCGACGCCAAAGCAATCAAGCGGTTTTCCGCTTTCCTGGCGGTCGATGTCGGCCGCAAGAGCTACTTCAACCGCAAGTTCATGGGGGTCGGCGAATCGTCTCAGACCCCCCTCCAAACCCTGCCCCATCTGGAGCGGGATGCGGGCGATCAAATCTCCTATGACCTGGTAATGCAGCTCAAGATGAAGCCCGTCCAGGGCGATGCCACCTTGCGCGGCAAGGAAGAGGACCTGAAGTTCTATACCGATTCCCTCTACATCGACCAGTTGCGCGGTGGGGTCAATACCGGCGGTCAGATGTCGCGCAAGCGCACCATCCATGACATGCGCCAGATCGCCCGGGTCCGGCAGTCGGAGTGGTGGGCGCGGCTGTTCGACGAGACCCTGTTCATGTATCTGTCCGGCGCTCGCGGCGTCAACAGCGACTTTATCGAGGACACAAGCTTCACCGGCTATGCCGGCAACAGCTTTGTCGCCCCCGACAGTCAGCACATCCTCTACGGCGGCGATGCCACCAGCAAGGCGACGGTGGACAGCGCCGACAAAATCACCCTGGCCGTGATCGACAAAGCCTTGGCGCGTGCCGAGGTGATGGGGGGCGGTACCACGGGTATCCCCAGCATCCAGCCGTGCGAGATCGACGGCGAACCGCACTTCGTGCTGGTGATGCACCCCTACCAGGAATACGACTTGCGGGTGAATACCTCCACCGGCCAATGGCTGGACATCCAGAAGGCAGCCACGGGGGCCGAGGGTAGCAAGAACCCGATCTTCAAGGGCGGCTTGGGCATGTACAACAATGTCGTGCTGCACAAGCACAAGGCGGCGATCCAGTTCTCCGATTACGGCGCGGGCAGCAATGTCAATGCGGGCCGGGCGCTGTTCCTCGGTCGGCAGGCAGGCGTGGTGGCGTTCGGCTCCCCCGGGACCGGGCTGCGCTTCGACTGGCATGAGGAGATGGAGGACCGGGGCAATCAGGTGGTCATCACCACCAGCTCGATCTTTGGGGTCAAGAAGACCGCCTTTACCATCGACTCGACCAGCCGCGCCTTTGGCGTG